GAGTTTTAAGGTGCAGGCATAGCCGTTTTCAAGTCTCTCAATCGTCACATCAGTCGGGTCTTGACCGGTGGCGATACGGGGAGCGCCGTCTGTCGTGACGAGCACCGTCATCCCATACGCCCCGATGCCCATGATCTCGTCAGAGACGGGCCATCTCTGATTCAGCGGCCACGCATGAGGCTGATAGGCGACTGAATAGCAGAGTTCGTTTCCAGAGTAGCCGGCGAGACACCCGTTTGGTAAAGCAATCAGACCTTTCAAGTCAGTCGGCGGGACATCCCACAAGAGGCTGTCAAGGACTTCTCCAAGGTCTGCTGAATCCACCGTGTCTGAGAAAGTCGTTACCGCCACCGCGACTGAACCGGCCAACTGGTAGGCAGTATCGGAACTTCCCGTATTGGAGCGGAAGATTTCCTTCGTCGCTATGTTGTAGTTCCCGACAGGGGCCACGCTCATGTTCGTGATGTCCACGCTTTGACCGGGAGCAACGTCAACCGTCACGGAAGCAGAAGACGGAGGGCCGGCTTCACCATAGGCCGAGACGTACCGATAGACGTAGGTCCGAGACTCCACAAGGGTCGGGTCGGGGTCGGAAATGCTCCCGACTACCGAAACAGTCGGAGCCATTGCCGGAGCAGGAACCCCCAGGAGGTAGGAGTTGTTCGGATAAGCCGTCCCTCCGGTGACTATCGCATCCAAGACGGACATCTTCGGAGCACCGTCGCCGGTCCAGTAGATCCTTTTATACGCATCCGTCGCCGTAGGGCTTTTGGCGACGTTCACATCCAAGTTAACCCAATGCAGCCAGTATTGATCTTCGTAGAGGTAGATGCTGGTCTTCGTCCCGGCTTTCGAAGGCGTGTTCACCGTCAGAGGATTCTTCCACGCTTCCAGAGAACCGGACGTAAACTTGCAGTTCTGCGCCGTCACCGCCGCTGAGTCAGGGAGGTAGTGAGGGTCGGCTTTCGGAATGATCCCGCCAAAAGGCTTCAGCCTAATTCGCATTCATCTCTCCAATGGTTTCGGCTTGAGCCTTCCCGCCCATTGCTGCGACAAACTTCTGGAAGAACGCATCACTCTTGGCCGAATCCATAGCTTCGGTGTCTTGTGATAGTGCCAAGGAAACAATTAAATAGACCAATGGCATTTCATAGATGTCATCGAGAATCGTTGCTGAAGAAATGTTCGCGATAAGAATCACCGCAGGGGCCGCCGACTGAAGGATTCTAACTTTACCGGGAGAAGAAGGTTGCGGCGGGTAGACGAAGAACGTCTTGAGCAGCTTCCTGTCGAAGCAGTAATACTTGGGGGTTGCGTTCGGAGTTGCTGCCATCCAGTTCGGATAGAGTCCGTCCAAGACCGACTGTTCCACCGGACCCGGAACGCTGGTAGCAGTCGTGCCGTTTGACGCGACGTTGCTGATGATCCTGATGAACTGAAGACCAGTGACAGTCTGAACGCTTCCCTCGACCAGAGTTATGACGGCAGTCTCGGTATTCGCGTTCGGCTTGTACAGGACTATTTCCTTCTGACCTGAGTTGAGCCAGCCCAATAGATCGGCATTATCCCACCTGACCGACCCCGCATCATTGAGGATTTTCCTCGCCTTGTTCATCACTGATTCTGCGGTAATCGTCGCCATTAGTTACCTCATACGTTGAAGTAGTCAGGGTGTGCGCCCCGCATACGTTGGCTGTTCTCATAGGTGTAGTGGAATCTGACTGTTCTCGGAGATCGGAAGGCAAGGACCTCGTCAATCATCTTGCTCATGATTGCCTGGAACTGAGCATCGAGTAACGCGCCCATCCCGGTCATGCCGACTGCAATGCTGCCTTCCTGCAAGACGTTATCAATAAGACCGTTGTAAGGAATGACGTTGGTCAGCGCGGTAAACTTGACCGGCTTCTTGTAATACTGACCGACAATAGTCAAAGCGGCACTCGTCCTCGGAAAGAGGGTCATAGTCGTTCCCCTCAGTTCGTAAAACTGAGGTCTGCCGGGAGTTGTTAAAGAAGCGCGATATTCGCCCGGTAACGGGTCGAGATGCCAGGTTGACCCTGAGATATAGGGACGCTCGAAAAACCCTTGGAAATCGGTCGGCAGGGTCACGGTTGAGGCATTCGCTAAGACCGCCTGAGAGAAAGACCCCAGGATGAGTTCGGATTTCTTCGTCATGAGTCTGCGGTAGATAATGTCCATCGTCATGTTCGCCGCAGTCAGGAAGTCAATCATCGGCGGCTTGTTGATTTTGGCAAATCTTCCGATAACGATGTCCAGAAGATCCCCGATAGACGTTTCCCCGGCTTCGCTTGCTTCAGTCGAGGAGAAGACCGTATCGTAACCTATGACTTCAGCAGTCGAGACTAAGACTATCTCGATAGCGAACGGACCCCCGGCAGGAGACTCAAAGGTCACATAGTACCAAGACTGTTCCGTTGAACTGTCGGGAAACTCCGTCATCAGGAGTTGACAGTTAGCGTTTTCCACGGAGACAAATGACGTAGCCAGGAAGTCGTAGAACTCGCCTGCACTGTTCAGGAGCCTCATGTAAATCGCGGCATCTCCCAATCCCTTGTCGTACCTGAATGATTCGTTCATGGTCTGTCCTTTACGGTAGAGGGGTGACTTTGTTGCCCTTGAAGTCGGTACTCACATCGACAGGTTTATCAACAGTGCCGTGACAATAAACGAGGCTACCATAGGCATTGACCGTCTGTGAGTTGTAGGCGCAGCCGGCAAGGAGTGCTGCTATCAGTAGCCATCTCATTTCTCGCCTCCAATCTGCCGGTTCAGTTTTTCGTATTCCGATTCCTTTGGATTCACCATTCGGCCCTGAGTGCTCTCGTTGACCTTCCTGAGACACTTTTTGCATATCTTGTTGCGCCCTTCATCGGGGCAACCACAGGTGCAATAGACGGCATACACTGCGCTAGGACCGATTCTTTCCGGTTCATAAACCCAATCGTGATTGCAAGCGGCATCGCCTTCATTCACAAGGCGAGTCACCTTTTCGTGCTCGCATGTATAAGCGCCTTCGTTAGCAAAAGAAAAACCTTCCCATCCGGCATACGCACCGGTAGTCACCAAGAGAAGTAGTGCAACGATTATGTATTTCATTTCCTCAACTCCCACATGACCTTGACAGCAGCCGTATTGTTACGCACTGGCGATTCCCCTATCTCATGCCTTACGCCGGTCCCTGCCTCAACCTGGACGGTTTTGGGACAGGCGACAGAGGCGCAGCCGGATAAAATAACGACCGCCGCTATTATAGATTTTCGCCAGAAACTAAAACATGCCATTCGCACGCGCTTCCCCTCCACCGAATAGCCACGTAAACAATCCCCACGATTTAGCCCGAAACCAGCGCCCCTCTTCTTTGAGAATGTCATGTAGAATAGTCGAGCATTGCCAGTTGGTAACAGGCGTGCCATCGTCAAATTCTCCGGTGTCACAGAGACGGTCATGCACGTACCAAGCGCGGGAAGTGAGGTCAGGGATACCGGGGCCGGTTGCACCGTCTGATGTGTAGCCAGAAGGAACAGTCACTGTCTTGCCATAGCGCGACAGGTAAACTATCTCCCGGTCAAGCCGGTACTTGCCATTAGGCATCAGCGATTGATACAGGGCAAAAGCGGTCATTCATCCCTCCATTGGCAATATTTGCAGCACGGCTCCATGCCATGTGCTCCATTGCGTCTGTAGTGTGGGCAGTAGGTCATGATACGTGAATCTCCCCGGCTTTCCATTTCGCCTGTACCGTTTTCCATCCGGCATCCTCGACATGAGGCGCATCATAAATGGTCTTGAAATAAAAGCCCGATACCATCCCCATCTCCCGCGCAAGATCGGCCATCTTCTGCCATACCGACTTAGGAGCTTCCCACCAGATACGCCCATCTCTTCGCATGGGGGCAAGGTCGGCGGCAAGTCCAAAGTTGTGAGCCGATGAACCGGGACGCGCATTGGTCACTACCTTACCTGGTGCCGTCCTTCCTTGCTCATACAGTTTGAGCTGTTCAGCCATCGTGCGCCGACCAGAAGTGATGATCCATTTAAGCTGTGTCGCCATCTCCGTTGCTTTTATCAGCAACTTTATTTTCTCCGCAAATTCCGGTTCCAACGTCTCGATTCTGGTCATGTTGTTTGCACTCCTTCCAGCCGCAATGTACCCACCTGTCATAGTTATGATGTTCGCAGTGGAACATTTTTGGCGTCACGTTTCATCTCCAATAACTCATCAACCGCCATCTGTAGCAACAACTCGCATCGGTCAATCACCTGATGTTCTCCTGGTCCATACGCCCAATCCCGCGCCATGTGGCAGAGATTGACAGCCTCGGCTATGGCGAGAGGAACGGCTTTCATTTCGGCGGCGTCCAGTTCGGGCAATCGCGGAGACAGCAGCCGTAACGGCGGTGATGCTCACAGGGGTTGAGACACATAGTTAGCTCCTATCTCAGTTGCGCTTCCAGCCGCGAAATGCGGTCTTTAATCGCCTGAATATCCTTCGTCAGATTATCCTGCATCTGCGCCTGTTCCTTGGCTATGTCATAGCGCAAATTCGGCACTTGGATGAACGAGGAATAGCCGAGAAGAGAAACAGCGACAGTGCCAAGGACGGCGTTTATCTTCATCCACATCAGGATGCCGCTGTGTTCTTTGCAAAGATGCTCCGGTGGCATAGGCGGTCCTCCTTACGCGTAGTATGTTTTCGGTTTAGGTTTCGGCGCTGGCTTCGGTTTCGGCTTGGTCTTTTTCATGTTTTCCTCACAGTGTTTGAAGTTCGTTTGCCAGGATGCTTGCGTGGGGTTGGTGCATTTATGGCCACGTTACAACTGTTTTCCAAGCATACGTATTTGCAACATTTGTATGGCCGCAGAAATCTAAGTGGTCAGGAGTTGTTGTTGTTGCATCGGCTTTATGCAGCCAGAATGTGCCACGGCTATTAGCATCACAAGTGGGTTGTACGGGATCTGGAACAGTGCCGGCCTCACTTGAGCCATATATTCTGAAACCTCCATCAGCTCTGATCCCGATTCTACTGGTGGGGGTAAATGTATTGCCAGCGGTTAGACTAGTATCTCCGGTAAACGTAACCCCACCTGATGATACTGTAATTACTGACCCGCTGGTAGCTCGTGCCGTCCACGCTCCCGCTGTTCTCTCCATACCCCCCGATAATTGAGCGGTCGAACCACCTATAGAGGTCAAATACGCCCCATCTGACGAATTATTTGCACTAATATGCAACTGCGAGGTGGGGTTACTAGCTTGATTGCCCGTTATATCTACTGGGAAAGCAGGTGTTAGCCCGACACCAAATTTACCTGCTGCAGTCACTGTGGAGGTTGCACCGTCAACCGTGGCTGTTATATTACCTGTGGCGGTGTCTGTGACAGCTATAGATGTATCGCCTATGGCCTCAGTCAATAGAGGAAAACTTGACGTCAACGTTCCATTGGTAAACATATTTTTACTTTGATATATTTCAGTTGATGGCACTGTGGCTGGGCTTGTACTGTTTTTTAGGTAGTCAAAGATATTGTTTGACACTAGCACGTTTCGGATAGTGCCACTGGTAATTAAAGACACCCCTGTAGTGTTGCCCGCAGAAATAGCCCCTCTATCGTTATAAAAAAAGTTGTCGTTTACTCTGACGTTTTTTACCGTCCCCCCAGCTTTGCCTAAAATAACACCGGCATTATTTGTATTAGCCAAATCATTTATAAAGAAAGTATTATTGTTTATAGATATACCGTACCCGTTATCTACTCTTAAGTTCTCCTGTGCGTTGTCTCCTATGTACATATTGGAAAATACAAACAGAGGCATCTGCAAATCAACCGGATCAAGAGCATCCACATGTATCCCATAATCGTTAAAACTTATATCGGAGTGTGTGAATTGATGCCCCTCGACATGCCCATGCAGGTACACTCCTTTGTTGAGATTTTGTATTTTAAGGTTGGCGTATTCCCAGCTATTTGAGTAGCCCCACGAGCCACCTCCATCACCTTCTCCATAGACTTCTATTCCTGTTCCATAGTTGGCCGCTGGATAAGTAACGTTATTTTGTAGATCAAGAGTATCGACTACTGCATTAGTTACATTTCGTGCCTTGATGTGGGTTCCCCACCTTGCCCCCGCAATATTTCTTAATTCGACCCCGCTATTATTAGTGCTCATGTTCCCAAATATATTTAGACCAATGTCTGTATTAGTACCGCCTCCCGATGGGTTATTTTGAATACGCACGTTATTGACGGAAACCCTATTAGGAGATTTCATGTTGATTTTAATGCCTCGTGTGGTGGCGGTGGTAGCCCATACTAGGCTAGTCGCTCCCATACCATCCCCTCTCAACTCAACCTGCTTATCTATAGGAACCTCAATTTGGCTCCAGAATGCGTAGCACCCGGAAGGGAAATAGATAGTTCCACCGGTTGAAGGAACTGCCAGTACTGCCGCGTCAAAAGCTCCCTTTACATCTGTGTTACAGGTACTGTCTGCGTCATAGTTCAGAATATTTATCAATGCCCCTTGGATAAACCGAGGGTCATCACCGGCAGCCACCGTCCCGGCAGTAGTTCCTACATTAAGAGAGGCTGCACCACCTAGCACCGGTAAACTAGTAAGGTTGCCATAGACTATCCGAGCACCATCCCCCCCTGAGTGGTCGTGTGTGTCTCCGTTTGTGACACCTCTATCTATCGGAGCATACCCAGCCGCCACCTCATCATTCGTAGCCCTGCCCCCACCTACAGAGGTATACGCCTGCAACACATACCGCGCATCACCCCGCGTGTCGTTGTGGTATTGGGGGTGATCGTCGGCGGTTTTGTGGGCGGAGGTGTAGGAAGTGAAAGATGCTTTAGTAAGACGGTCGGCAGAAGTGTAGTTCACAAACGCAGTGTTAAGCGTTTTCCCCTGTTCCGCGCTCAACGGTACAGCCGTACCACCTGCCGTCAGGTTGTTGACCACATCGTTGACTTCCAGTATCGCGCTTTCGAGGTCGGAGAGGTAGGCAAACTCAACCGCACTC